CCCCCTAATGTTCCAGTAGATCAGTTATCTTTTGGGAGTGGAGCGACGATTCAAGGTATAGAAGAATTAACAGAGCTGATATCTCAGGAAGGGGGTCAATTTGCCGGATTTGGTAGAGATATAGAAACCGAACAAGAAAAATTTGACATGGATTATGCGGCTGGATCTTCTTATTTCTCAACACTACATAATACTGAAGAGCGGTCCTTGCAATCAAGTGGATTACCGTATTAATAATATATAGGAGTATAATAAAATGGCAGGAGTTGGTGTATCGGATTTATCAGTATTTTTAAGAAATGGCACTCACGCTGGTGCTACAGTAAGACTTGCTTTAAAGTGTGATCAAGTAAGCATTCAATACTCTCAAACCCCAATACAAATATCTGAACCTGGTGCTGACCAAGTATTATTTCAATTAGGATTCAGCAAACCTTCGGGGACAATATCAGGAATTGTTGATAGTGTTGGTGGGGATACTACTAATGATGCTTATAGTTCTAATCCAGATGAAAACGTTAAAGGTCTGTCATATTTGACTCTCAACGGTGAGACTTATTACATTCCCACCAAAAACTTTTTAGAGGCGTTTTTAATGAACAATTTAGCCCCCTCAACTTCAGGTGAAGATTTATTTCTGGAAATTGGAGATGCTACCACGCCAGACCCTACTGCTGGAGCAGACTCTACTGGCGGGGGGGTTTATGGGGCGATATTACAACAACTGCAATTTAGTCAAACTCCCGGTTTAGAAGATAGATGGTTATTTACTATTGGATTCTTACTTATCCGTAGGACAGGATTGGTGGGGGGGTAATGGCAGGCTTTAGAAAACAAGCAATGTTGTCTTATTGGGATGGTGATTCCTGGGAGAATATTGTACTAACAGGTACTACAGCTAGTGCAATATTTTCATTAGATATAATAGATGAGCTTAATATACCTAAATCAGCAGCAATATCCATATTCAATCCTTCAGCAAACCCTTATTCTGGTTCGGCAAGTTCTGCGAAAGGTCCACATACAGGTAAATTCACAGATTTTATACCAGTTAGAGTAATTGATCAGGAATCAAAAGATATTATATTTTATGGGGTTGTTTATTCTGTAAGAGAAAATTTTGATCCTCAATATGGTATGTTGATTCATTTAGAGTGTAGGGACTATACAATAGAATTAAGGGATAATATATCTCATGGTGAAGTTGGGTATAACATTGATACTTCAGTAGCAACTTCTGCTGTAGTAACTAATTTTGCTGATTCTAATATAACTTCCACATCTGCCGGAAAGGTATGGTCTACCAGTATTTCAACTCGTAGCGCTTTAATTAAATCATTAATTAATAGATTCTCAAGTAATTTAGATACATCAGATACTACTAAATTTATAGTTTCAGCCCAAAAATTTAAACAGGATTTTATATATCGTTTATCAGGATACAATAAAAAATCTATTTTAAGGCATGTTGCTGATAATGCAATGAGTGAATTACATTCAGCCATTGGAGAGGATGAACTTTTTGGGTATGATTTTTATGTAGACCCTAATACAGTCACTACAAGCACTGCTACTAAATCAACGCCTGATTTTAATTATTTTAGGCGCGGAACCAGGCCAAATACAGACCCTGCGAACTATGGTTTAACTGTGCAATTCCCAACTACCTCTGGAGCAACAGAAACCGGACGTTTATTTAATATGTCTAGGTTTAATTTTATTAGACCTAAAGATGAGATTTATACAAGTGCTATTTTAGAATATTTAGCAACAAAACAAGGTGCGAATGCGGATAAATCATTTTTACAAGAATTACGTCTTGAAGCCTTAACAGTAAAGGCAGTTGGTACTGGGAGTGCTTTAACAACATTAGCGGAAGCATTAGATGATTCTGAAACCGCTATAGATGTAACTAGTGCAAGTTCAATAGCCGCCGGGCAGACCATCAAAGTTGATGATGAAGAGATGTATGTCAGCAGTAAAAGTAGCAATACCTTAACAGTTATCAGGGGATCAAACGGAACAGCGGCAGCAGCGCATGATAATAGTACCAATGTCACCTCTGGATTTACATGGGGAGGGAAAAACCTTAGCGGTGGAACAGATGCTCTTAATACTACTGAATTATTACAATGTAGATTAGATGGGTCTGGAGATCCTAATGGCGGAACTGGAGCAAGCGGTGGCACACTTACAGATGTTGCGAGAATTCAATATATAAATAGAACAAAAGGTACGATAGATACTAATAATGTAGCTTATGTTTTAATTTCAAATGTGGATCAAGGTAAGAATGCCTCTGTTTTTGCTGATGGTGTAATATGGTACGGAAAAACAAACACCGCAGCTTCTTTCACTATAAAAAGCAGACCCCAAAGCACCCTTAATATAACCCGTACTGCAAAAATATCTACTTCAGAAAGTAGCCCAGAGTTTCTTAGGGAAAGAGTAGCTTCTACATTAATTAAAAATAGCAATACAATACTTAGAGGTAGTTTTTCAACACGTACAAAACCCATAAGTTATTTTGATAATAGCCCATCTGCTATTGATAGTACATCTTCCACAACGCAGACATACACATTAGCGAATGTTGGAACGACAGCACAATTATCTACATTAGGGGCGGCTATAAGCAGTATAACCGCGACAACCTTAACTGTAGCTAGTTCTAGTAGTATGGCAGCAGGACAAACGATTAAAATTGATTCTGAAGAGATGACCATAGCAAGTGTGTCAGACGGCACTACTATAGTAGTTGTACGAGCGGTAAACCAGGATGTTGGTGGAGGAGTAGCTGCTACGCATAGTGATACAACAGCAATTTATAATGTAAGTGGTAACCCATTAAATAATGGTGTTAGAGTAGGAACGGCTATTGCTGAATTAGATTCTTCTAGTAACCCAACAACAACATATGGATATGTTTCAGCAGTTACGGCAACACAAGTTACCGTTACTTGGGCTACAGGTGTTGTAGCTACTGATTCCATCATAAGATATTATGTTCCGGTCAGAGCTGGTGATGTTATTAAAGTAACTAATAATTTAGCAGATGTAGATCAAATCTTTTTAGTTGCGAAAATCGCCTATTCTGAGCAAGTATCAGGTATCATGAGTACACAGTGGGAGGTAATAGGACACAGTAGTGCCGCTGAAGGCGGGTATAGCCGAAGAAGTAATGCTGTTATGGTACAAGACGAAATAGCTTATGAAACCGGATTAGCTGTAACAACCCCATCCCCATCTTCTAATTTAACTACAGAATTAGAAACAAATCTTACTATTCGACCCTATGCCACTAATGTGGTAGCTTGGGGTGACGGTACATTTAACACAGGTACAGGTAGATTTCCAGATGATGGCACAATAACCGTTGGGGATTTGACCCTTACAATTGAAGAAGGTACAACTAATTCTACTTCTTTTATGATTAACGAGAATAATGGTAATCCGGGGCAAAGTGGAACTACGATGGCGGCGGATGAACCTTATTACATATATTATCCGGGTCAAGGCACAGCATTAAAAGCTGTTATGAAAAAGAATTATGAATATGTATCAAATGAACGAACATTTGTAGTTTTTGAAGCTATAGCAGCTTCCCCTCTTGCCGCATATACCTGGAAAATTGACGAACCTTCTGAAACTACAACAGTTACAGGCACTATTTTTGGGGCTACGGTTCAAGAATCTGATATACAGGTTACAGATAGTGGGGCAAACAGAGCGGCGGGCACTACTGAAAAATTCAAAGTTACATCAGCGGATGGTGGCGTAACACTAAAACTCAGAAGTTTTGATGATACTGCCGAAATAGAGATGTCTGGCAATTCTGGTAGTGGTACTATGATAATGAAACCTCATGGAAGCATATCAAGTACATATACTTTAACATTCCCAAATGGTCCAGCAGGAACAGATAATCATGTGTTAACGGCTGATGGGACTGCTGGAGCAACTGATTGGGCAGCTTCCTCATCCTCGAAAAGGTATAAAGAGAATATTAGAGAAATGGAGCTAGATAGCTCAAAGATATATGATCTAACACCCAAAAGTTTTAATTATATAGATGGGCATGTAAGTCTTTTAGGTGGATCTACATTTGGGTATGTTGCTGAAGATATAGAGGATATATTACCGGAAGTTATTCAATATAACAAAGAGGGGCAACCGGATTCATTACACTATCAATTATTAACAGTATTACTGGTAGAAGAAATTAAAAAACTAAAAACCAGATTAGAAGAGTTGGAATCTAAAGACCATGAGGAAAAATCCTCGTAAGATAAAAAGAATTGTTAGGTATAAGGAAGAAAATCCCACTTTAACATTAAAAGATATTGGTAAACGATTCAAAACATCAAAACAATATATACATAAAGTATTAAAAAACCAAAATATACCTACAGCTATACGAGCCAGGAAAAAAAGGGTTTCTTACTGCTTAGAATGCGCATCTCCTATATACATTAAGTATTTACTTAAAAAACCTATCTGTTCTACAAAATGCCATTTTAAATACTTTAATATAAAGATAACTTGTGATTATTGTAGAACACCTTTCTACAGGAAAAGATCAGCACTCATACAAAAATCCGTAATGGGTTACAAGCATAGTTTTTGTACCTTACAGTGTTTCTATAGGGCACAGAGAGCCGGAATAACTTAACACTTAACATTAGAACACAAATTTGCTATAATATTCATGAACCCTTTGGGTTCATATATTATTTATTTAAGGGGTATTAATGTTCACGATACCAAGTTTTTTAAAAACTAAAAGTTTTTGGATTTTATTTACAGCATTATCCTTCGCTCATATTGCTGAGGATATGATTTGGGCTATTTTAGCCAGGTACACCGCAGTTCCTATAGGGTTATTAATAACAGGGATTATATTGTGGGCTTTTGCTATATCTATTTTTGTTAAATATTTAGATAAAAAGAAACAATAATGGAAATAGATAATGATTTAATACAACAATGGGAACCGAAGATCCAAAAAATGATATCTAATTTGTATATAGTAGGTATGGATAAAGATGATTTAATACAAGAATTAAGGATAGCAATTATAAAAGCTGCGAAGTCCTTCGACCAGAATAGGGAATATAAATTTCATACTTATCTACATACTACTATGATCAACCATATACGAACGTTAATAAGCAAGGAACAGAAAAGACGACGGGATACAAGTGGGACTTGGGTGAATGAAGTAAGTTTACAAGCTGCTTATCCGGTACATGACCAATCGAGCTCTGAAGCCACTCCAGTAGAGCCGGAAGATCCAAGAGCCGTGAGAGAATATCAAAATATGGAAATGAAAAGGTTTATTCAATCTAAAAAATTAAGTTTGAAAGAACAAAAATTTCTTGAATTACGTCAAGATGGTATGACTATGGAAGAAATCAGTAAGGATTTAGGGGAATCAGCTTATAAGGTTCGCCAAATACTAAGAGAAAAGTTCCTGGATTTAGCTGATGAACATCAACTTAATCTTTAATTTATGGATACGGGATTAAAGATATAATGGCAAAAAGACGTAGAAAGGGAGGTTTAATTCAAAGTACCAAATCAATTAAAGATGAGGATTATACTTTTAGAATTATAGCTATAAACCCCCCCTCTAAAGTATGGGTAGTTGGAAAATATACTTCATTTAATGAAGCTAAGGAGCTTATTGACAGTTTAGATGCTGTGGATGTAGACTACTACTTAGAAAATATTAATTCTAATAGAGTTTTATACTCAAAAGTAGGAAATTCACCAAATGGCAAGCCCTGAATTTGTAGAATCCGCGGTACTTTTTAAATTAACTAAAAAAGAAAATTTTGATAAGTTTAAGTTTTCAGTACAAGATTTCCACCTTTATGCTAAACAATATAAATTTATTGCTCAGTACGTTGATAGGTGTGGATCACCCCCGTCTGTCGAAGTTTTACATAATGAGTTCCCAGAACTTGATGAAAATAGCAAAACACAAAAATTTGAGTTTGCTTTAGAGCAATTTGAAGAAGCCTCAATAGGCCGCCAAACGATACGAGCTTTTAGAGATGTCGACTCCATAATAAATGAAAATCCGAAACAAGCCCTTAGTAATATCTTAACCAGCTTATCTAACATAAGAGTAGGTATGGACAGAAATCTTGATCTATATAATTCCGGTAGTTTAGATCGGTTAGATGAGTATAGAGATAGAGTTGATAAACGCAATAAAAATGTTTCAGGTTTAATGGGTGTACCTACTAGTTTTACATCACTTAATGATGTTGGGGTTGGGTGGATGCCAGGAGAGCTTATATCGGTTTTTGCGCGGCCTACTATAGGTAAGACATGGATGTGCATCCATTCTGCGGCTACGGCGATCAGAGGGGGCTTTAAAACGTTATTAATATCCACTGAAATGCCTACTCAATCCATGAATATGAGATTGGATGTAGTTTTAGCTAATATGATGGGCTATAACTTATCACATAGTGCTTTACGCAGGGGGGATAAGATTAATGAAGCTGAATATATAGACTTCCTATCTAAAGCAGATCAAAAATCATTATTAGTTTGTGATGGTATTTCCGGACACATAAGTATTACTTTGGAAGATATATCTAATTTAATTAGGCAGAATAAACCTGAGTTTGTAGTAATAGATGGTGTTTACTTATTAAATACAGGAACTTCTAAAAAACAAGCTTGGGAACAATCCCATGAATTATTTTATGGTTTAAAGAATTTAGCTATTTCTATGGAAATTCCTATTATGGTTACGACCCAGGCAACTAGAGAAGTTGTAGATGAATTTACTCACCCTAAAACAAATCAAGTAGCTTTTGGTGATGCATTATTTAGAGCTGCTGATGTGGTTATATCAATGTGTACTTTATCTGAGATAGAAAATGATAAAAGAAGTATTAGTTTTCAGAAATATAGAGATGGTGAATTGATGAAGGATTTGACAGTTATGCATTGGGACGTAGATAATGGTAATATTGAAGAACGACCCGATTATTTAAATACATAAAGTAAGGAGTTTGAAATGGGTTTATTAGATTTATTTACTAATACAGATGATGTAGTGGTAACAACAAGAAGAAGTAAAGCGGAAAGTAAGGAAGACATAGATATAACAGTTGGCATGATAAAAGAAGGAATCGCCCGTGATTCTGATGGCTATCCCAATGAAATAGCTTTTTTCTTAAGGAAAGCTAAAAAAGATAGATAATGATAGATTGGTATTCCCAATTATTAAAATATGGGATTGAAGCACCAATTACTGAACAGTTTGTTATTAATTGTCCATTACCTGAGCATAATGATAGGCGTGCATCGTGTTCTATTAATACAGAGAAGGGTGTTTGGATATGTTATGCTGGATGTGGTCAGGGTAGTTTATTCTCTTTAATTAGCGATATATCCCATAAACCAATAAAACAACTAAAAAACGAATTAGACACACCTTTAATACACACAAGTTTTTTTGATGATAAACCAGGTGTAAAAGAGCTGGATATTCCCCCCCAAACTTCTTATGCTGGTTTACGTTCTCTTTCAGATTTTCATTGGATCTATCAGAGAGGATTTACAAAAGAAATTTTAGATAAGTGGGAATGTAAGCAAAATAAGTACGGTGATTTTGCTATACCAGTACAATCGTCTAATAAAACCCCATTGGGTTGGATTACGCGAAGGTATGAAGAACTACCTAAATATTTATTTACTAAAGGGTTTAAAAAATCTAAGGTTTTATTCGGGGAAAATAACTTACAAAATAATGACTTAATACTGGTCGTAGAAGGTGTTTTGGATACTATATGGCTAGATCAGCATAATTATTCGTCTGTGGCGGTTCTAGGGGCCTCTGTGTCGAAGTATCAAATAGATTTATTAGGGAATTTAAATCCAAGTGAAATAGTTTTATGTTTAGATAATGACCGAGCGGGTCATGAAGGGGTAACAAGAGCATTAAAAACTAAAGGGGAGACACTAGACGTTGCTTTTGAGGATAGATTCATGATATCCTTTGTAGACTTTCCACTTAGGTATAAAGATTTTCAAGATGTTAGGAATAAAGAAGAGTTAGATTTAATTATAAGAAATAGAAGTTTTTTAAGGAGAACAAAAGATATGGGTATTATAACTTTTGAAGGGCGTAAACCAAAGAAGAGTTCAGAGAACGAGAATGAATATGTTCAATACTTTTTTCAACCGGGAGATGCAGTGTTTTTTACAATGTTAGCTTCTGGCGATAACACACCCGAAGTAAGGAAAGTAGAAAAGCGGTGGTTAGATGATTATTTTATGTATATGTGGCAAAATAGTTCAGGACAATGGACTTCGTTAATGGATCATGAGGATATAGATAATAGCGTTGTGCCTGAAGGTAATAGAAGTAATTTTAAACTTTCATTCTGGGTATATATACATGAAATTCACCATAGTTTAGAACATAAAAGAGTTGTAGCTGGCATGCATCAAGAGTTAATAGATCAAGGTATTTGGGAGGAAGCAGAAACTCCTGGAGGCAGGAAAATATTTAAAGAAGAAATTAATGGGTTACGCATTATTACTACAAGCATGTCAAATTGGAATCAACAATTTGCGAAAATTGGTGACGAAGTTGGTGAGTTAAATAAAGTTGTAATGAAAATGGCTAGAGAGGGGACAGGTATAGACACTCGATATTTCATAACTTCTACATCACTTAATAATGAAATACCTAAAGATGTTTTAGAGAAGGCTGCCAATATAGAGCCAATAAAGGATTATTTTTATAGAACTCATGGTGGTGAATCTCTTAAAAAAGAAACAGCTAGTGTAAGCACATCCGCGAATTTATTTGATTAAGTTACGATAAGTATTAAGACTTATCATGATAGTCAATAATAATAATTTTAAAGAGGCTTTACAGCAATTAAAGTCATCAACCTTGGAAACGAAAAGCGTTGTTATTGATGTGGAGACTAATGGTTTAGATTATGATATTAATCAATTGTGTGGTATAGGAATTGGCGAACCTAAATATAAGGGGGTAATGCAGTATTACCCCTTTTTACATTCCGGTGAAGATAGAGATCAAAATCTTTATAAAGAACATCGCACACAACTGATCGAGTTTTTAAACTCATCCATAAACACTTTTATTGGATATAACCTTAAATTCGACTTACATTTTTTAGCTCAAGAGGGGTTAGCTTGTCTTAATAAAACTTTAATTGATGTAATTGTGATGGTTAGGCTAATTGAACACTCAGACATTAGAGAGTTAAGTTTAACAGCTACAGGCAATAGGCATTATGGTCCAGAAGCAGTACAGTATGATCTTGATACTAAACACGAGTTACGTAAGAATAACTGGTACAAAAATTTTTCTGAAGCACCAATAGATTTTTTGGGGGAATATTGTAAAGAGGATATTAATTTAACTGCGAGATTATACCAGGAGTGTTTAGTAAAGATAAAGAAAACAGATCAAAGTAACATATTTAACTTAGAATGTAAGCTAACTAAAGTATTACTTGAAATGGAAATGTTAGGTATCTCAATTGATAAAGAATACACTTTAAAAATTCAAAAATTATTATTAATACGCTTAAATGAACTTGAACGTGAAATACTTAATGTATCCGGTATGAAAAAATGGAATCGTGATATTCCAATAGCTTCCCCCAAACATGATGAAAAAGAATTTAATATATCTAGCCCAAAGCAAATCGGGGAAGTTTTCGCCTCTTTGGGAATAGAATCACCAATAAAGACTGAAAAGGGGGCTGCTTCTTGGAATGAGGCGGCTTTAGTAAACATAAATCACCGTTTAGCCGGGTTAATACGGCAATACAGAGCATTACAGAAATTAAAGTCCACTTATGTAGATAGATATGTAGATAAAGATGTTATGCGAACATCTTTTTGTAATTGGGGTACAGCAACAGGGAGACTTTCCAGTAGAGATCCAAATTTACAAAATATACCCAGGAATCATTTTCGTTTAGTTAGTCCTGAGTTAACTGAAGAAGAAAAACTTAGAATAAAAAACAAAATAGACGCTATGGTTTCATCAAAAGGTCAACAACTTAATGTAGAGTTATCTGATGATGTACTAGAAACTTGGGCATTTATTGGGGATGAATCTTATGATGATAGAGATGAAAATCAAATATCTATTAGACGTTTATTTGTGCCCAGGTCCCATTATTCATTAGTTAGTTTTGATTATAATCAAATGGAAGTTCGAGTTTTTATGTCCTACTTTAGAAATGAGACTATAGATGCATTACTTAACAAAGATGAGGTGGACTTTCATGGAGAGGCGGCTAAGTTAGCATTTAACATTACTGAAAACGATGAGCAGTTTAAATTTTATCGACAACTAGCTAAAGGTATAACTTTCGGTACAATTTACGGTATCGGCAAAAATAGACTAGCAGAGCAGTTAAAAACAACTCCAGAAGAAGCAGCAAGTTATAAAAGAAAATATTTTGAGGGTATGGTTGGATCTAAAAAATTTTTTAATGATGTTGTTGCTAGGGTTAAACAGAGTAAAAAGGGTATAAAAAATAGATATAATCGTAGATATCATATAAAAGCAGATTTTGCTTATAAAGGAGTTAATTATCTTGTACAAGGAACTAGTGCTGACATTCTTAGTGAGAGAATGGTAGAAATTTCTAAATATTTACAAGATAAGAGATCCAATATAGTCTTACAAGTACATGATGAGATTATATGTGAGATACATGAATCTGAATTAGGCTTAATTCCAAAGCGAATCAAAGAATTACTTGAACAAAACAGTTTAGATATCCCTTTAAAAGTTGATATGGAGTTATGCGTTAAATCGTGGGCTAATAAAAAAGATTTTAAAGATATGTCATTTTTAGATTATTCAGATTAAGGAAGGAATTATTATGAAACAAAGTTACGAAGAAGCTTGCAGGGAAGCTGCATTAGAAATAGCCCAGGTTGTGATAAACAAACAACATGATTACGGGCATGACAACATACTAGCTTTTAGAGAAAAGGGATTAGTTGTTAGATTGTGGGATAAGGTGTCCAGGTTAAAAAACCTGATGTGGAAAAACGATTACGAGCCAAAGAACGAATCAGTAGTAGATACGTTTATAGATATCGCTGGATATGGTATAATTGCTTTAATGTTAGCTAAAGGGAGTTTCACTAATGAACTCCAAGAAAACAAGTCAATGGGGGATTAATATGTCTTTAATTTCAGTTAAAATTGGATTTACACAAAAAATGGCGGATTTTGAAAATCGCCGTATTGATGTCGAAATATCAGACATTGATACAGAGTTATCTTTAGAAGCTCAGTTAGCGGATGCGGATACTGCTATAGATGCTAGTTTGGTGGTATTAAAAACCAAGCTAAGTGAACTATACAATAAAGGCAATAGTGATGATATAGAGGAGGATGAATGAAGAAAACAGCATCCGAGGTTATAAAACAACTACTTAAAAAACATAAAAACCTACAATCAGGGGATAGTGTTGGGTTAGAGTATGACAGGATTCCATTTAATATCCCAGCTTTGGATAAATTAACTGGTGGCGGCATACCTAAGAAAAGATTCACTTTAATTTATGGGCCTACAAATGTTGGTAAATCATATTTAGCTTCACAGATTATTGTTAATGTTCAAAAGCAGGGTGGAGTAGCTGCATGGATTGATACAGAACTATCTTATGATCCTAAGTGGGTTAAAAAATGTGGTGTGGATACAAAAAACCTCCTATTTTTAGAACCAACTACTGGAGAGGAAGCTTTTAACACGATTAGGGAGTTAATGCTGGACGGTGTGGATATTATTGTATTGGATAGCATAGCTGGGTTAGTACCCACTACAGTATTAGATGAAGAGTTTAGTTATAACCCTATGGCTTGGCAAGCTAGATTTGTAAATAGTGCCTTACCTAAATTATTACCTAATCTTAAACACGGATCCGCTTTTGTAGCTATAAACCAGGTAAGGTCCTCTGTGGGTCCTACAGCTTTAGATAACATGCCCGGGGGATTAGCTCAGAGTTTCTTCGCCCACTTCTTAATACAAGTTCGGAGACATGGTTGGATAAAAGAAGGTAAGCAGAACGTGGGTTTTGATATGGATATTAGGTTACGCAAAACGAAAGCAGGCGGTGAAAACTGGAATTCGGCAACTATTCCCTTTAGAGTTGAGGGTGGTATAGACATTATGGAAAGTTATATTCGGGAAGCAATTAAACAACGCATGATTAAACAAGCTGGGCCTTGGTATACATATAATGATATTAAATTACAAGGTTTAAATGGGGTTAAAGAATTCTTTATTGAGAATAAGAAACTTTTTAAGGAATTGCAAAGTGGGCTTACTACCTAGAGATTTCACAAAGCAGGAGAATATAATTGCTGAGTGTTTATCTGATTTAGGGCTTAGATATACAGAACAATATGAGATTTATCCATATACCGCAGATTTCTATATACCAGAACTCCGAATGATTATTGAAGCTGACGGAACATATGGTCATTTTAAAAAGCGTGATTTAAAAAGAGATGCAAAGTTACAAGAATATAATGATGTGGAGTACATCTTACACATTAAAGAAACTAAGAGGAAAGCTATAAAGGAATTTTTATGCCAGGCATTATCAAATTTAACGATGCTAAAAGACCCAACAAGACCAGAACAATAGAAATACAACCTGAAGATGTGTGGTTAAACACAGTATTAGATAAGTATTTAACAGGTACAATGACCCCACCAAGAAATGGGGTTTTCCATCCATCCACATTAAGTAATAAGTGTGATAGAGCTGTATGGTTAATTTATCATGGGAAAATGCCTAAAGCCGTGTTAGATCCTAAATTAAATCGTGTATTCCAGAATGGTAGTTATTTAGAAAAACGGGTTGAGACTTGGTTTAAAGGGTTAGGTATTCTAATGGGTCAAGAGGTGAAGGTGAAACATGAAAACCCCCCAATGTCAGGGAGAATAGATTTCCTTATTAAACATAAAGAG